TTGCCATGTTGGGTGCTCAGCCTCCTGCTGTCAAAGGTTTGAAAGGCTTTGCCTATGCGGAAGAATCCGCAGATGAAGGAGTTCTCGACTTTGCGGTTGAGATGAAGCTCTCTCCAGACCAAGTGTTTGATGAAGAGTTAGGCCCAACAGTGAGAGAGGAGCAATCGCCTCTTGAACAACTTAAAGAAAAATTAGACGAGGCCCGTTCCGAAATGGTACAGGAAGAAAAGCGTAAGGAAGACCTTGGTCAAGCCGAGGAAGACCTTGATGCTGAAGGTATCGAAGCTAGTGCTAGCGACGAAGACTTCGCAGAAGTAATGAAAAAGAAACCGTCCAAGGCAAAGCAAGGTGCCGAGGATGTTGACCAAGAGGAAGAAGGCGAGGACGACGACGTCCAGTCTAAAGAGAAGAAAATGGACCCAGTCGGCGAAGCTGACGGTGACATTGACAACGACGGTGACGAGGACTCCTCTGACGAGTACTTGAAAAAGCGTCGTTCTGCTATCAAGAAAAGCATCAAAGCTGACACTTCCGACAACGGCGAGATGCCTGAAGCTTTCAAAAAGAACATGAAGAAAAAGAAAGATGAGTCCGAAGAGGACACGTCTGACAACCAAGAAGGTTGTTCTTCATCTAAAGGCAAGAAACGTAACTACGTTGAGCCTGAGGACATGGACGCTGACACCAACGACAACGAAGAGTACGAGACCGACGAAGGTGAAGGTCCCGTTGCTTCTAAGGTGAAGAAGTCACCTAAGGACGGTGCTTCTGCTCTTGACCACTCTGAAATTGCCGTGCCCGAAGGCATGGACGCTCCTCAGTGGGAAGCTGGTTTCAAAGACGCCATGGACAAGTTCTATGCCGCTGCTGAGTCCGGTGCTGACGAAGTGGTTCACCAAGAAGCCGAAGACCAAAGTGCTGACTACCTTGCAGGTATCGAAGCTGGTTTTGAGTTCGCTCAAGCACGTTTGAGCCGCATTGGTTCTGACGGTATTGGTTCCGCTAAGCACGACGACAAGTGCTGCTCTGAAGACGAAGAAGCCGAAGGACAAGGTCCTATTGCTTCCAAAATTAAGAAGCAGAAAACTGGTGCTAACGAGACCGACGGAGACCAAGGTGTCTACGGCGAGGCTACCTTCGTTCCTGAGAAGAAGAAGCGTGGTCACGACAATGACAAGTCCTCTGACGTTGGTGTGAAAGCCGAGTCTGAGTACGAAGAAGACGAAGAGCAGCATGGCGAGCCCTTCGAAGGTCAGAAAGACGACTTCGGTCGTGGTACGACTGGTAAAGCTGGTAAAGACGGCGAGACCGACCGTAACAAGAAAGGAAAGTCTGGTCCTGACGGACTGGGTACCCAAGCTCAAGCTGACGAGAAAGGTTCTGACGGTGGAGCACAAGAAAAAACTCGTGCTGCTAAAGGCACAGCCAAGCCTCCTAAGCAAGACGGTGGTAAGTCTGCCGACGTCCAGAAGACTAGCAAGACTGACCCTCAACCCCTCGGTGCTAAGGAAGGAAGTGGTAAGGCTATCAAGAGCCCAGCAGTTCGTGTGATGCGTTTCTCTGAGCAACAGGAGGCCAGTTTCTCTGAACTCTCTGCTCGTTTGGCTGAACTGGAAGCTGCCAATGCTAAGTTGGTTGCTGAAAAGGCACAAGCAGAGCAACGTGCTCACCGCATGCAACTCGAAGAGTTTGCTGAGTCCCTGTACGCAACAGGTCGTTTGACCCCTGCTGTTTGCGAAGCTGAAGAGCTCGTTAATTACATGGAGGGACTTGAGTACGGAACCCTTGAGTTCGCTGAAGGTGAGACCGCTGCTACCAAGCTCATGGAACTCCTGGCTGCTCTCCCTGCACAAGTCTCGTTCTCAGAAATTGCTTCTCATGACGAGGACGCTCTTCCTGAAGAAAGTCTCGACCCTCACTCCAAGGCATTGCGTCTTGTGAAAGAGTCCGGCATCGACTATGCTGAGGCACTCAAGCAAACCCTGTTTACGGCTGAGTGATGGATCTGCTGTCGTACATAGGACAGCTCGCCCGTCGCAAAGACACTTTGATGGACCGTGCTCAGGAACTACTCTCTGAGCACAAAACCGTCGAAAGAATGGAAGAAGAGATGGCAGAGCGCAATCGCGCTCTTGTCGCTCGTTTCCGTGAAAGCCGTATTCGGTTTTCGGAATTTCAAAGAATTGCTGCTGACGAAACTGTAACCGCTGCTGCTGCGGGTTTGATGCTCGGTCTCAAGAGCAACGAACTATCCAGTGTTAGATGGGCTGAAGCTACAAAGATCTTGGTGTATCTTTGGAGATTCTTTGAGGTAATTGAAAAAGCTGAAAAGGAAGGTCGCTTAGTCGAGCCTGAGTATGCTGAGTGGGAAGATCTTGACCTTGACGATATAGATCCGGATGACTTAGAAATCCTCATTGATGAAATGGGTGACGACTGGGACATCAATGGCGCACAAGTTCCTGCTTCATGGGAAGGTGTTGAGTCTCGACTCAATCGTTACCTTTCCTCACCAATCTATGGTATGGCTGCTGCCGGTACCATGGCACTAAATCAATCACTCGGTGTCAAGTCAATGATGCGAGTCTGCCGTAACGATAAGCGGTCTTGTGAAGACTGCCGAAAGTGGGACGGCATGGGTTGGAGACCGATTGGTTCTCTCCCTCCTCCGGGTCAAGGTTGCCGATGTTACGATAACTGTCGGTGTTACGTTGATTATAGGTAGGGTAAAATCTCATTAGTTAAACCCTCACAGAGGGCATTAAACCCCTTTTTCATTATATTAAGAAAATGGCTACTCCCGTATACGGAAAGCAATTTATCCGTTTTGCCGAAACAGGTCTCGTTCCTGACTCAGTTGCACTTGAGCAATTCACACTTGTAAAAGTTGACGCTGCTGTTGTAACAGAGCCCCCTACCCTAGACCTTGTCGTTGGTGCTGGCGAAATTTTCGGTGTTCTTCAGCAAGATATGCCTGCTGTGGACGCTGACAAAGCTACCACACTTCAGCGCCTCGGTACTGTCGCTACTTCTGGTCTCCTCTTGGTTTCCGCCGACGGTGCCAACCTTCAGCCACAACGCGAAGCCCTCAAAGTTGACGGTCAAGGCCGTTCCAGCTCTGCTGGCGCTGCTGTGACCGGTGGTGCTACTACACCCATCGTTCGCCAGCAAGTGGTGATCGGCGGTGTGGCAATGGCACTCGTCAGCTTCAACTGATAAACTATAAACTCGAGACCTTGGCATCATTCGTGTAAGACCAAGGCTCGTCTATCTTCTGCAGAAGGAGACTTAAAGTCAAATGATGAATCTTAAAGATACCTACGCAGGTGTCGATCCAATCCTAACTACGTTGGCTCAGGGCTACATGCTGCCCGAGACAAATATTGCCAACTTTATCGCTCCTGTGGTGGACACCCCCACCCGCGCTGGCCGCACTCTGCGGTTCGGTAAGGAAGCCTTTGCCATCAACGACTACCGTCGTGCATATGGTACCAACATTCCTGCTGTTCAGTCACGTTTTGACAGCGATCCTTATGCTCTCGAGCAGGAAGTGATTGCTTGGGAACTTCCCGAGGAAGTCATTGAAAACGCTGGTGAAGGTCCTGCTCAGGTTGACCTCCGTGCTATCGAGACTCGCAATGCGATGTCCCGTTTGATGAACGCATACGAAGTGACTGTTGCTGACGCAATTGCAGACACCGCTTCTTACGAAGGTGCTTCTGCCACAAGCCTTGGTTTGAGCTACGCTAACTGGGCTGCTTACAGCGCAAGTGCTACTGCCGTTGGCATGAACCCTGGTCCTGCTAAGTGGAGTGACGCTACTGCTAACCCAATCACCGACGTGCTTAACTGGAAGCGTGCAGTTTCCAACCACATCGGTATTCGTCCTAACAGTGCCGTTATCGGTTCTGCTGTGTTCGATCGTCTTCTGACCACAGAAGCCATCTTGGACCGCATTCAGTTCACAACTGCTGACTCCATCGACGTTGACGTGATTGCACGTTACTTCGGTCTTGAGCGTGGCATCCGTGTTGCTGAAGGTCGTAAGCTTGCTGAAGGTTCCGCTGCTCTTGAGCACGTGTTCCCTGAGAACGCAGTAATGTTGTTCTACAGCCCACTTGGTGCTTCTGACTCCGTCATGCCTGCTGGTGGCGCTTCCGCTGCTACACCTGCATTCGCTTACACTTACCAGTTGACCGGCACACCTGCTGTGCGTCCTGAGTACTACATCCGCGAACGTCGCGTTGTGCGTGCTGAGATCACTGTCGAGCGTGCTGTGAACATCACAGGTCTCGGCGCTACTGGCAAGTATGGTTCTGGCTTCTTTATTGCTGACGTGTTCGCTTGATTCGTCCTTACTTTTTTAATACTAGGAGGAATCCCTAATGCCAGTTATCGTACCAATTCCAAAGTCGGCGTTTATCGTCACGATTTCGGAAATGGAGACCATTTGGACAACATTCTCCGGAATTGTCGATACTGCTGAATCCGGCCAGTATGCCAACGGCACTGGTCGCCGCATCTACAAAGTGGTTGGTCCTCGAGCAATCGATGACGTAACACTTTCCGCACCTTATGACCCCGCATTTGCTCACCAAATTGAGGAAATCTGGTCAGACTACAATTGTGAGTTTCTTACAATTACCATCCAGCCCACCACCTGTAACGGTGATGACGCTAACAACACCCCTTATGTCCTTTACGGTTGTCAGCTCCAGCAGCTGACCGTTGCCGAAATGGACCGTGAGTCCGGTGATGTGGGGACGATTGAACTCGTCTTCACGGTGAACGACTGGAATTATTCCTGATCATTCATTAACCTATATAGCCTCGCAGATTCATTTCTGTGGGGCTTTTTTATTATCTACTTACAAGGGT